TCATTTGAAATTAACAAGCAAGAATATATCCTTGTGTTCTTCACATATGGAGGATAATACTGGTTTGGTGCAATGAAAAATCTATATTGAAAACCAGAGATTGGAACATTGGTAAATCTATCAATAAAATCTTCTGCCGCTTTGAAGATCACACCAGACTCGACACGGATGCGTTGGTTCTTATTGAGTCGATAGAAATCCTGAATGTTATCGTCACACACCCAGTGCTTCTGTGCACCAATAGAGATTGCATGATCCCACGCATAATTTCTTGCACGACCAGGACCATCACCGTGATTGGAGAAAGGTGCAACAATCAATGTTACATAGTCCTTTGTGCCATGTGTAATCAAGGATTTTTGATATGCTTTCTCATCTTGTGGTTCAATGATGATGTAATGAGGTACCTTCATACGTGCAAGTGATCTCGAAGTGTATGAAGTATCAGCACGACCTTTAGACACAATATAGACTGGATTTTTAGGATTTGTCATCTACAAACCACCTTTTTAGACTGTTCTCATCCTTACTCAAGTGTGGATACCACATGCTTTTTGTTTTAGATGATATTGTCTGATCCGTATCAACACTTTTATATTTTGCAACAAATTCTTTGAAATCTTTTTCATTCCTAAAATGAAGATATATCGTCTTATATGTCTTTTTCTCTTCTTGAATAAACTCGGGCATATCTACCCAAAGTCTTTCTGATTCCTTTTGAATTTCTGGTAGATCATCAAAAAGTTTTCCGGATTCTTCAATCTCGACTTTCTTGTCTAGAAAATTGTCATATACAGTACTCTCTTTGATTTTTGTCATTTATCACCTCAAGATATAACACTGAAATTCTTTTTCTTTTTAAATCGATACACCTTCTTGAACTTATCAAACATCTGGTCTTTATGTGAGATTACAAAGACATTCGTATCACCCACGAGGGACCACATGATTTTGAGAAATTCATCTGTTCCTGATTCATCTAATGAACTATCAAAAATCTCATCGAAGATAAGAAGATTTGTACTAGCACTGTTTTTTAGTTTAGCAATGGCTCTCCATGTCAATAGTAATGCAAGATCAATTCGTGTCTTTTCACCTTCTGAGAAATTCTGGTATGCAAAATCATCTCGATATCTAGACTTGATCGTTTCATCAAAGTTTTCATCCAAAGTAAAATTCACAAAGAAATTCATTTGGCTCAGATACTTATTGATCATTTTGTTTATCACAGGAAGATATTGTTTGATGATCCTACTTTTGATTCCTCCATCCTTCAGAAGAGATATAGCAGTATCAATATATTTTTTTTCTTCGAACAGTATTTTCCTCTCTTCTTCCAAGTCATTTATTTCTTTCTCAATCTTCTCTAAATCTTTTTGATTACTCAATAATAGCACATTTGAATTACCCAAGCAATCAATGTTTTCTTGAATTTTGATTACATTCTGTGAAATCTGGTTACATTTAATCTCTTTGGTTGAAATATCAGATTTAAGTCTATCAGCCTCTTCAATTTTACTTTCTATGATTTCCATCTGTTTCACATATGAATCAATCTCACTCGTTATCTTGAGTAGTCCATCATTCAGTTCTGTTATCTTGCTGGTTAGTTTGTCAATCTCTTGTGTCTTAAATTGTTCACCTATAGATTGTTTACATGTTGGACAATTATCATTATTCTGGAAAAAAGAGTGATCGCACGAATATCTTTTCTTGTTCGTCTCGATCTGTGTCTTTAATGATATCAGTTTCAAATTTCTGGACTTCAGAGCCTTGATATTTGTGGTGCAGTTCAATGCATCTCTGTATTGTTTATATAGTTGATCAATATCTTTGGTCAAAGAAGCAATAATACTTTCGTTCCTTAATTTTTCTTCTTCCAACTCTTTTCTCTTGTCTTCATCATTTTCACGCAAAGAAGTTATGGTTTTTAATATATAATCTCTGGTTTCATTTTTACCAAGACCTTCAATTTTATTGTGTTCAATCTTTTCACGGTTGTCTGCAAATTTCTGTTTGGCAATATTATTCATTACAGAGAATATTTGGATATCAAGAAGGTCTTCGATTACTAATCGTCTATCTGCCGGAGACAATTGCATGAAAGGTGTAAAGGAAGCAGAACCAAGAATGACGATCTGGGTAAATGATTTGAAGTTCATGTTAAGAATGAACTTTTCCAATGTCTCTTGATAGTCTTTACTGTCTGCATCCTGATTCAGAAGGATTCCATCACAATACACTTCAAATATAGCAGGCTTGATACCACGAATAACTTTATATTTCTTGTTATTGGATGTAAACTCAATTTCAGTCTGACAATTCTTCTTATTGACTGAGTTAACGAGACCCGGTTTATTGATCTTCCGAAACGATTTACCAAACAAAGAAAAGGTAAGAGCATCTAGAATTGTGCTCTTACCTGCTCCATTTTCTCCGATAATGAGAGTGTTTGGTGAATCATCCAAAGCAATCTCAGTGAAGGAATTTCCTGTACTCAGAAAATTTCTGTATCGTAATTTGTGGAATATAATAATGATACACCTCTATTCTGTGACATATTTCAATGTCATCGCTTCCTGATATATTTCTTTCATGAAAGATTTCATCTTATCATTATTGACAGGTAATGTCAAGCCTGAAATATACTGATTCAAAATACTTTGTGTATCTTGGATATTTTCCAGTTCTTCATCATTGGAAGATATAATTTCAACATCTTCAATGATTGAAACATCTACAGGATATGCTTTATGTAGCTTATCCAATAGAATGTCAAAAGCAAAGAAATTTGTTCGATTAATACAGACGATCTTAACATAGCAATCTCTATATTGATCAAATTGGGTAGCATCAATTTTTCTGAGAATATCTGGTTCTTTAACATCATCATAGAATATTACCTTAAAAATGTTATATGGATTTTGAATGAATTCAAACTTTCTAGTTTCGGTATCAAATATAGTGAATCCTCTCGGATCTTTGTAGTCTGACCAAATATGTTCTGCAAATGCACCAAGATAATGAATATTTCCTCTGGATGATTTGTGATGATAATGTCCAGAAAACACTAGATCAAACTTATCATATATTTTAATATCTTCTCCATGATCGGAGATCATACCCTTGTACATTTCAAAACCATGGAGTTCCAAATGACCCATTAGAATTTCTGCTTGTGTAGATTTGATCAGATTTTCTGTGTGAGCCAAATTGTTTTCAGTGATCCAAGGTACAAGAAGTATTTTGAGTCCTGAAATCTCAATCTCTTGTGCTTTGCTGTATGTAGTAATATTGGAATATCTATGATACAAAAGTTCTTCAAGTGCATTGACTTCTTCGGTATTTTTCCAATAGATATCATGATTGCCTGTGATGATATGACAGGCAATGTTTCTGTTCTCTATTTGTAGAAGAAAGTCTTCTCGTGTTCTTTTGGATGTTTGATAATTGATATATTTTCTGCGATCAAACAGGTCCCCCAGATGAATGATCTGTTTGATATTCTTTTCATCTAAGTGTTGGAAGAACCACTCAAAACTCTTTTTAAAGTATTCATAGAAGACTGGACTGTCTCCACGAACACCCATATGAGTATCACATATCAAGGCAATTTTCATTATGCTCTCTTCTTCTTTGGTTTTCCTGAGTTGGCAGCAAAGACTTCAGAATCATATTTTCGAATAGCATCATTGATAGCTAGTCGAATATCATCCAATCTCATACGATAATTACCACGAACATAGACATTATCGGTAGAGTTCAGCAGATTATCAATTAGTGACTGTACTTGGAGTGGTATGTTTTTCATCGTCATCCTCATAAAATTTTAGAAGACCAGTTTTCATCTTCTTCCTTTTTTCTTTCTTAATTTTTTCCTTCCGTTCAAACTTATTCATGAAGACATTTATGTTATCATACATTGAAGAAGAAATCAACATAGAATCTTCTTCATCCGCAGATGCATAAATTTCAGTCATCGTTTCCTGGAAGTTCTTATAGATTATATATCTGTTCTTTTCCTCTTTACCTATTCTTCTGAGGAAAGCATAGTATATGATCTGTGTGAAATATGCGAAAGGATTTTGACTGATTTCTGGATTATAATCATTAAAGTAGAGGATGCAATTTTCGATTCCATCGGATATCATTTCATCACGATATGAATAGTTCATAAAGCATGGTTTGGTGGATAATTTATTAGCTATCTTGAAGATACATTCGCCAACATAGTCCGGTATTCGTGGCTCTTCCGAGAATGTTTTTCTAGCTTCTTGGAGTTCTTCTTTGTATTTTACAATTTCTGCAAAGAATTTCTTGTTGTCCACATAATTGATTTTTTTCTTCTTCATGATGCTGATTCCTCTTGACAATGCTTGACAGTGCTATATAATGGCTATGTCCTGCCTTGAATGAATTAGTTTATGTTGGTTAGTTCTTTTAGTTTCTTGATCTGCTTATCAAGGATATCTTTCCTATTAGGCCACTTGATCATTGGCTTATCAGCATCCTTGCTAAGGTTTATCAAAAGAGGCATAAACATCTTGTTCAATGCTTCCAATCTATTCTTTAGATCCTGTACTTCCTCATTTAGATTGGTTGATGAAATGATCTCTTCTTCATTAGAGAATGAAAATCCAAAATCATGATGTTCATCTACGTCAATATATTGATTCTTTTTCATCAATGCATCTTCCTTTTCCCATTCTTCATTTCTTCAATCATTTCTTTGATATATGAATATTCACTTTCCTCAAAGTCTTCATCTTCAGGATAATCATTCATCATATTTTTTTTAAAATGAGTATATGTCTCTAGATACTCTAGAGTTGTTTGATAGTATTCTTCCATATCAGATGATACTTCCTTCATTAGAAGGATATCATTTATTTTTATCTGAAATACATTATCTTCTAAGATTTCTGGTATTACCCAGTTATACAAAGAGATTGATAGGGTAGATTTCTTTCCAAATGAATACACAATTTTGAGGGGATTTATTAGATATACTTTTTGAAATTTTTCAGAATCTTCAGTAAATACTTCAGAGATCAAATCTTCACCAGTAATAAGTCTGACAAATTTTATTGCAGTTGGTGTTTCTATGGGTTGATGCATTTTACTATCCTTCCTTCAAATCTATCTTGTATATTTTGAATGTAAACTTTTCTTCTGAATAGATTTGAATACGAGAAGTGAAATGATTTAGTGTATAATTCTCTTTCTTCTTGTGTCTCAAATCGTCAGCAATATCGTATAGTGTAGCATTTGTTTTGGTCTCAGACTTTCTTAGGCTTCTTCCTATAGATTGTAGATTTCTAATTCTTGATTTGGATGGACTTGCAAAGATCACATTATGTAAATTGCGAATATTGATTCCTGTGGATGTTGTACCGTAAGAGGCCACAATAATTGCATTTGTTTCGGTTTCAACAATCTTTCGAATCTCCTCACGAACATCAACATTTACGGAACCATGAATAAAAAATACTTTTCGATCTTTTACTTTACTATTTATCATACTGTGGAGAATGGTACCATGTTTCTCAACATACTGATAAAGAACGAGTGTATTACCTTCAAGTGATATAGCTAAATTAGAGATGAATTTGTTTCTCGCTTCATTAAGTACGAGATATTCAATTTCTTGTTGATAAGTATATTTGGTTGCTGCTTTACATGCTATGTCAGAATGTTTGAGTAGAAGACATTTGATTTTGAAGTCTGCAATATGTTTTTGATCCATCAAATCTTTGGTTGTAATAACTTTGTTTACTGCACCAAATAATCCCTCAAGGACAAGTTTATGTGTCTTGGTACCATCAAGAGTACCTGTGGTACCTATTCTATATTTGGCATTTATTAAACTTGTCATGATTGAAATGAGAGATTTGGCTTTAAATTGATGTGCTTCATCTCCAATAACAAAATCAAATTTACTGAAATATTTGGGTGGTAGTTTATGTAATGACTGCCAAGTGGATATTGTTATACACTTATGAGTATCTTTATCTTGACCCTGATATATTCTATGAACAAAGTCTTCTACATTCCATCCATTATTTTGTGAATAATCTTGAAAGTCTGAATATAACTGTTCCACCAAAGATACGTTTGGTACAATTATCAGACCATTTTTTTGTGTCTGTAGTAAGTATCTGATAATCAGGTAAATAATTAATGATTTACCCGATGCTGTTGGAGATAGAAGCAAAGCCCTCTTTTTTCTTATTGCAGACACAAACGCATCAATTTGATAATCTCGAGGTTGATATTTTGGATTTAGATTTTCTATAAATGTGTTGGCTTCAGCGAGAGAGAATGCTGTATCAAAATCATCTTCATAAGAATATGAATAGTTTCTGTCTTTGAAGAACTTGATTATATGGGGAAGAAGACCCCTATATATGAATTTTGTTCGCACATCAAACAGATATATTTTACCATTCCAAAGCTTAGCACGAAATTGTGGAGTGAACTGGGCGCCGGGGACAAAAAAGGTAAAATGATCTCTTAATTCATATGAAACAGATTCTTCACAATCTATTTGAAGGTACACTTCATTTTTGTTTTTGATAACATTAACCACCCTTTATATACCTTTCCCAATCTACGATTGATTTCATTTGCCATGTTCTTGACGATAATTCTTTGATGACTCTTTCACAGTAGTCTACAATTTCTTGATGAATAGTTTTTTTGATGAGTATTTTATTGAGGTCTGGATCAGAATCCAAATAGAGAGGAATGTCTTGTCTTAGAACTTTTTTGAGGAATGGTTCCCATTCATATTCTTTGAGATCGTCAGGATTATTCAATTCTCCCATATAGTATTCAGTCTTGACCTTTTTCAGTAGGTTGTATTCATAGTTTAGTTTCTTGACGATAAGATTATGATGTGATAGTATATTTAGATACTTGGCATGGAGATTGGGAATGCGAGATAATTCTTTAGAGATTTCTGTTTGATCGATAACAGAATCTTGTGACCATTCATTTGAAAGAGATTCGATAGTAACAGGTGGTTTCATGGATATATCCTCTATAATACAATCTATCTATTATAAAGGATTTCCAGAAATTGTCAAGTGTTTTTATAGTCTTTCAATCTCATAAAAATCATATCTGAAGGTCACGTCCATTGTTATTGCATTATCTGCATTAATCTTGCTATCAAACTGAAGTGCAGATAAAGAAATTGGATGACAATCTTTGAAGAGAACTCTGAAATTTGGTACATTGGCATTTGTGTTGACTGTCAGAATAGCATCATGATATGGAGTGCCTTTAGAATTATAATATCTTACATATTGATTATAATCTTGTGGCTTTGTTAGGGCTTTGAGCCAGTTATAGGTTTCTTCCCAAGTTCTGATATCTTCATCAACAAGTGCAGTGATATTGAATTGATCATATACAAGTTTATCTCCATGTCTGAACATATCAGAAAATGGATTAGGTACCTGAACAGGAGATGTTGTCACACTAGGTAACTGTGCAGTTTGACTGAAATATCTCAGGAATGGTAGAGTAGGAAAAGTGAAAGTGAACTTCGTTGACTGAAGAAAACTTGTATTTTCTGGTATCTTAGTCAGGAGCGATTCTTGCGACATTTAGTCTACCTTTGTATATCTGATTACAGCATACTTGATTTCTGCTATAGCATCATCAAGAGAAATATCAAACCATTCACCAGAAATTTTTTTTCTTTTCAATTCTTTATGTATTTGTTTTTCAATGAATTTCACTTCATTTTCATTAATTTGTTCTTTATAATGAATAGTCAATTTCTTTGGATTGCCTGTTTGTAATGTAGACAATCTTTTTTCAGGATCTTTGGTAAATCCTATTTTATAAGGACTCTCAGTATCACCTATTATATATATCCAATGGTTGTTCAATTTAGTTCCTTGAAAAAATCGGTATGAATGTATTTATTCTTTCCATCTAAACTTACTTGAACTTCTTTGATGACTGCTTCAATATTGTCTTTCCAGAAGTTCAGAAACTTATGAACTTTTGGTATATCTGGTACTATATCTTCACATTGCCAGTAGAACTCATTCAAAAGATTTCGGTAATCTGGCATATAATATATCACACCAACAAATACCAATTCTTTCTTTCTAATGATTATCAAGCTACCTCTTCCCAAGAAATATGGCCTAGAGCATCATTTCCGTTTGATGCACCAGTTGCTACGAGAGAAAAAATAAATCCTGTATTAGATGATTGAAATCCATCTCTTTCTAATTGAAAATCAAATAAATCAGAACTTCTCAAAGATGATTCGGCAGCACCAGCACCAGCAGATACATTCACATAACCACTTGTTCTGTCTATACCACCGGTTATTGCAGTAGCAGTAAAATCATATTCAACTGATGAATCTGCACCAAAAGAAACCCATGATGCACCTGTTAGAGTTCCGCCAGTAACAACTTTCCATCTATAATTTGTGTTGTTTGTAACACCAAATAAACTAAGTCCTGATGGCAAAACCACAGAATCTTGAAATGCATCTTTCAGTCTAATAGAAATAATAGGAACGAATGTACCTGCTGTTGGGATATCTTTTGGTGATGCTAAAGGAACTGATATCGACTTTTGTCTTCCTCTTAATTCATATCCGCCTTCCGATATAACAGTAGAACAGATTTGTTTCATAGTTGATGCAGATGCACTCGTTCCTGTATTTTCAATCTCGTATCTAATTGGAAGAATTGCTGTTGTCATATAGGGCACTGTCTTGAGATTATCATTATGAAACACATGGGCTACTACCATTCTTCCATCAACCACAAAACCACATCTTACATCACCAACTCCTAACCACTCGACATCAAACCAAAGAATGTTGGTTTTTGTGATATCAAGCCCTTCTTCGTGTTCTCCACTACCAGATTGTGAAGAGTATCCAGTTCCATCAAATTTATCTACATTCCAAGATGATTGTGCAACTCTTGTTTCTACTACTGCACCAGAGGTATATGATCTGAGAACAAAATAGTTACCAGTTCCATCGTTCTCTAAAAACACACCATTTTGTGTACTGAAATATCCAACTCTTTGTCTAACATTTGTTTTTTGTTCATTCATGACGAATGTGTTCATCACTAACAATGATTTTCCTGGTTGATAATGAAATACTCTTTTAGTTTCTCTATATACTTTATCGCCAGATGTAGTACCAACATTCATATTTACAGATGATTCGTTCACTTGATACTGTGTATTTGCTGTACCACTTGTAGATGTATTCCATTTTGGATTTTCAATGTATCTGTGAGTAGAATCAAACAAAGTGTATGGGTTTGACGTTCTCATTCTACCAAAAGCATCAGTTGCAGTACCAGATGCAGTAAGTCTATCTGATAACATTACTACTTCATGTATGGTTTTACCATCACCCAAGTATTTGTTCGTATCTTTTCTAAACTGTGCCATGATTTGTTACTTTCTGGTTCTTGATTTGACTATATTATCACACCTCTTCAACATCAGCTTTACCTTGTGCTGCACGAGTTGTGTGATGATCAATGTATGCTTTTCTTATTTTAGCCACATGATTTCTATTTTCTTGAGTATCAAGATGTGGAAAAGATTTGAATAAAGATTTGACAACATTATCTTTACCTCTTAAATCTTTTTCTGGATTGCCTTTGATATCAAATCTATATACCGATTGCGCTGGTTTAAAACTTTTTTCTCCATTTTTATTGGTAGTATGTTCACCAAATAATTTTCTAGTCATATGACCAAAAAATTGTTGATGATCTTCGGGTGAATAATGTTTATTTAAAAGGTCTTTGATTCCTTCGAAAGATTTATAATTTTCATGATCTTCTTCTGTTGGTGATGGCAATTCTCTTGCTCTATGTAACTCTTCCAATTGCTCTCTTGGATCAGAAATTCTTTTTGCTCCTTTTGATGGTAGTTCTTCCTTAACAGGAAGTCCAGTTTCTGGATGATAACCTAAAATGTTTTCACCCGCAGTTGGTCTTAAACCCGGAGGATTAACTGAATAGGTATATGCATCGTTGATTGTACGATTCTGAGGACCCTTTTTACCCATAGGATGTACTTCTTTTCCCCCAACTTTAGCAAAAGCCATTCTTGCAAATTTAGAGACATAACCTTTATGTCCTTCCATCAAATCTCTTAATGGAGAAGACCTTGCATCTTTTTCTGCTGCTGTTGGTACATAATGTCCATCTTTATCAGTTTCATGATCAACATAATTCATATCAATTTGTATCATACGCTTCGAATCATTAGGATGATCAACATGTTCCCATAAAGTATAATGTCCACCACCACCGACGCTTTCTTTAACATGAACAAGCTTTCTATTTCCTACAACCATTCCAACTCTTAAATGTTTTCCATAATCTATTTGATTACCGTTTTTATCTTTTTTTGTAAGACCTATATCTGTATCGCCAAATTCGTCTTTACCCGCACCTTTTAACTGTTTTGTCGATACTTCAGGATTTGTCATTTGTTCAGTTGATCCGAATGTTGACTTATGTAAATGTTCACGTTCAAGAGGAGCAACACCAGCAATTCCTCTGAAATGATTCACAATTCCATGTATATCTCCTGAAGCTGCTTCTCTATTTTCTAAAGGAATTGGAGATGCAGTTTCTCCTGTTGCAGGATTTATAAGATTGCCACCTTCCAAAAGAAAAAACTCTCTTAAAAATTCTCTGAATGTCAACATAGATCGGTATCCCTATACTATTGATATATTCTATTTATATTATCTTGTTATTTAGAACATTTCAGTCTAATATATACTATTGATTATTATGGAGATTGTCTCATGTCACATA